GGAAGACAGACCCCCACATAAAGAAAGTGTTTGACGCGCTTTTCAAGCTATATCTACGCAGCGAGATGCCTTATCATGATATGAATTTCAAGAGGATTTATACCAAGGCTAAAGACTGGCAAAGCATAGATCTAGTCAAACTATCTTCTCAGAGTTGGGAGTGGAGCAAGAAGAATGGGTGGGAAGTTCTCCCATCCGACTTTACTCAACATGCCACAACTGGAAACGTTTGTAGATATGTTCTGTACAATTCGGACAAACCATCAGTTTTCGACAGTATAGAACAGACTGAAGAGCCCGTCTGTACACCTGAACAGGGCCTTGCAATTATACAAGAGATGGATGTCACCACACCATTTGAGAATGCTATGAAAACTATGTTTTCTGGAATAACTCTGCTCAATACCATGCAGATAGGATCCATAATAGCATCATCGGTTGCCGTCATTATCAGTATAAGGAATGTCATATCCCTTGAAAAGAAGAGCTGGATAGACACCGCATCTTTAATATCGGTTTTAGTCGCTTCTTTTACATCCCTTGTTTGTTCTTGTATCGCAACATACATAACCGCCTATGGCAGGAAATGCCTTTTGGCTAAAGTTACAGATTTTGTTGCAGTTAAGAAGAGCATGACAAAGGCTTTCACTGGATTTTTCACCGAAACAACTGAAATCCAGAGAGAGAAAAGAGACAATGCCTGCGGGCTGATAATGACAGCAATCTCTAGTGTTATAGGATTGTTTTCGCCAGAATTTGAAGGTTTCATGGAAAAGAGAGCCAAAACTATCAGGAACACCGAGGTAGTTTCCAACAGTGTTGAAGATATGTGGTCCAAGATCTCCGGTGTATTTTCGAATGCTGAGGAACCTTGGGAGGAATCCGCCAAATCTGCGGTGGAAACTCTTACTAGCTTAAATGCCACTCCTTTGTCCCAGTATGCCAGCTTGCCCTTTCTAAATTCTAGGGCCAGTAAAATAGCTGACGTCGAAGCAGTTCTGAAGAGGTTGGACGCTCTAAACAAAGATGCCAAAGCCTCCAAGACCCTTCAGATATACATCGCTAGGATAACATCTCTTTTGGTAATGTGTGACAAAACCTACACTGATGCCAAGTCTCTTGACATACTCTCCAGAGTTGTCAGGAGGGAACCAGTTGGAATCAATTTTTATGGCCCTCCAGGTCATGGAAAGACCCACTATGTCACCTATGTCCTCCGCCCCAAAATCGCGGCAGCTCTGGGCATATCATCATCTTATGTCATAAGCACTGGTGCCACTAAATACGCCCCCAAAATAGGTTCTGAAAACTTTTACATAGCTGATGAGTTTTTGTTCTCGGGTAAGGAAGACTTTACTTTGTCGTGCTACACTTCACTGTTAAGTTCCGGCCCTTGCAATATGGACTCTGCTTTTGTCAAGTGTCAGATTCCAGGTTTTGGCGTTGTATTTACAATATCCAACAAGAACCCAGGTGCCATAGACTATGGCAATGCATATGGAATGTCTGATTCTGCGAGTGATGCACTTTTGAGTAGAATGAATCCTATAAAGCTAGTTGATGCCAACAGGACAGACGACCAAGACAGGTACTCTGACCAGAATGATGAGAGTAAAGATCTCAAGTTCTCATTTGTTGGACCCAACGGAAAGGAGACCTTCATCACAGAAGACCAAATAATAGCCAGGATTGTAGAACAATACAAGAAGTTTGAAGTGGATTACCAGAAACGTTTAGCCATTTCTGTTGCCGAGATAGAGGCTCAGGCCAATATGACAACGAGACAGAATGAAAGCGTTTTGAGACCCCACGTCTTCACATTGTTCGGTAAACCGGGTGTTGGAAAGTCTAGACTTCACGAGACTACCGCAAAAGCCTTATCCCTCAAGTTTGGGATACCGCTTGTCAAAGTAGACTCAGATTTTATAGATTATGAACATCCATGTGTATACTGGATAGAAGACCTTGTAGTTCGAAATCCACAAGGCTATTGCTCATTTTATGATGCTATAAATCCGCTTTCCATAGTCCTATTGAGTGAAAATTTTAAGATCACTAAAACAGCTAGATTGTTCTCAAAAGACACTTATGCGTTGATCATAGGAAACCACACACCAGAGGGCATTTACAGACGTCTCTCCTTCACAGCCCTCCGAGAGGGGGCTCGTAACAAGGAAGAGTACATGTGTAGAGGCTCCTTTGATGAGATGGGCTTTGACAAGCTAAAAGAGAGAGCCGTCTCCAGATTTCCATCACGTGAGCCGGTTTCCTCCTATATGGACTTAATCAACTCTGTACTAGAGAAGAACCTATACCCTAAGTTGATAGAAGAACACCACAGTGGGGCAGAAGATACTGAGCCCGAGGTTTATGACCTAGTCATAGATATTTCTACGGGTCCACCTCCTATTGCAGAATGCATGAGAATAGCAATTTGCGACTTCGAAAATCTCACCACCGCTACCATAGGTGATCATGCTAAATTAGCCACTCTTAAGAACGTGGTTGATTCTAAGTGCATAAAGCCAGTTATGATGAATTATCTGACAGGGCTAATTACTATAGATGAGGCAGTCTTGCAAATTCTAGACTATATATCAACCATAGATCAATCCATCACTATGCAGTTCATAGGCTCTGACAAGATAATATCTTACCACCATGGAAGAGCCCACACGGATAATGAGGGGCCCATCAAGGAAGCTAGAGCTGTTAGGTACAACAATGGATATTATATCTCTGTCGAGCCCATGACTTGGATTAGTGACGCTGAGGCGGACAAAATACAAGAAGGCAAGATCAGGGAAGTTCCCATGTTCAAGTACCGTGACAAGGAAGTCAGGAAGAGAGTTACCACCGCCATCAAGTTGGCAAGAAGTGCTGCAGCTGTGGATCCCGACACCACCCCTCTCATAATTGAGGAGAAAAAGAAGGAAGCCAGTAAGATCAAAGATATACTCCTAAGAATAAAGAGAATCAAAGGAGTTTGGGACGTAATCAAAATACTTCTCATGATCGCAGTTGTGGTTGGTACCATAGCTGCCGGAGTAAAGCTCTGGAGAACCATGAGAAAGAAGCCCGAAGATACTGAGATTTTAGAAGTTAAATCCACCTTTAAACTTCTCAAGAGGAAAGATGAACCTGACGTTCTGGTAGAAGAGAAGCCCGGTGGAGCCACCAAACAGTGGTATTCCACCAAGGCCAAAATTCCGTCTAAGAAAGAGCAGGAAGAGATTGCCAAGCAAGTCAATTCTGAAGAAGTTTCCACTAAAGAACAAGGAGACAGCGGAAGTGACAAGGAGGAAATAGAACCCCTCAAGAAGAAAGGAAGAGGAAAAGACAAGGTAACCAAGAGGAATGCAGTATTAGATGATAGTGACGACGAAGATTACAACTCCTCCATGAGACCTGCTGGACAGCCATTCAGAGCGAGAGCTTGGAATGGCAACACAGGAGAATGGGAGATAAGAGAGTATGATTTGCAGACACTAGAAAAGATGCTGAAAGAAGCTCAAACACCAGAGAAGAAGAAGAAGTGGCAGAAAGCCATAGAAATGGTCAAGGGTCCTGTCGAACGCAACATGGTTAAAACCGTCCTTCCCGACCAAGGAATTTCCACCACCAATTCACAGCTCTCTATAATCCAAGAGAAGTGTGAGAAAAATTCTTGCTGGGTTTCATATATTTCACCTGAGGGAGCCGTCAATGGATGCATTGGACACTTCATAGGAGGAAAATATATCCTAACAGTATCTCACATAGCTGATGCCAGTGACAAGGACCCCAAGTACACCATATATGAAGATGGGGCCGATTGGAATGCAGATTATGTTTGTGAATTGAAAGAGAGAGATGTGACACTGCTTAAAGTCAGGGAACCAACATTCCCTGCCAAAAAGAGTCTCTTGCCTTTCTTTTGTAGGAACACTGACATAACGGAGGGAAACCTAATGGATGTGAGACTGATGCTCTACACCACCAGAGGAGTCGAAGTATACCATGGAGCTAACGCTCAGGACATGCCAGAAAACCCTAACTGGGGAGTATTAGCTGGAGGATCCATATCCCATTACAACCCCCATGAACTGAGGGTTGATTGGGTTGGGATTCGGGATGTCCCGACTGAGGCAGGAAGTTGTGGCTCATTTTACATGTTGACCAGTAAGAAATTGGAATCACGTAGAATTGTTGCCATTCACACCACCTTAGTTCGGAGCTTGAGAGAAACCATAGGATCTATAGTCACCTCAGACGCTCTAATAGAAATGATGAGAGCTGACGGGGCTGAATGTATCCGCCAAGGTACTACACTCAAGCCAGAACTGGTTGGCCACAAGGCCAAGCATCCCATTACAGGAGAAGAGTTTTACATCATGGACAAAGATTACAATGCCATCAAGGATGTTTCATCAGAGGCGTTTGACCTGCCTGCGACCGACAGATTTGTTCAACTGGGATTTTGCCCAGCACTCTGGAGACCTTGTAACTCTAGTAAAGAAAGATTTCTTAGGAGTCCGCTCCATAAGCATACAACTTTACCTGACCAGTGCAAGCCAGCTCCCCAGAATGTTAGTGAGCTCACCCCAGAGGCTAAGGCCAAATTAACCACCAGGGATGGGAAGCCACATATATTGGGCAACCAGATAAGCTACCTTGCTTTTGACCATAAGCCATGTGATAAGGTCATCCTCAAAGAGATCGAGGACTTTCTAGTTAAGAACTTCGGAAAGTTTACTCATGGTTTACGTCCCTTGAACAATTCTGAGGTTCTCAATGGAGTGTTGAACCCCAATGACCCACTATATGGAAATCTTGGTCCCATAAACATCGAGAAAAGTTGTGGGATAATTGGAAAGCTTGACAATAGAACCAGAAAGAGCGACTATCTAGAGAAGGTAGAGCAGTCTCCGGGAAATTACACCATCCTGTGGAAGAAAGACAAAGTTTCACAAGAAATGAAGCAGAGAGTTAAGACCATAGAGAGTGTTGCCAAGCACGGAATGAAGATATCTTGTTTGATCGAGGATAACACCAAAGTTGAGATGCTCCCCGAGGAGAAAGCCGACAGAGGTGGAACCAGATGTATAAAGAATTCCCCAATAGATGCATTCTTGTTCCAAAGGAAGTATGCTGCTCCCATCCAGGCCTGCCTGCGCAGGCACAGATGGGAGAAGGGTAACCCCTTTGTTATTGGAATGAATCCGTACACAGAAACATCAGTCTTGTACAGGGAATTAAGCAAGATATCTAATAAAGGCATAGCCTTGGACTTCAAGAGATTTGATGCCACCTGCAACAAGGATATCCAGGAAGTGGTCAAGAACATCCAAGTCAGACTGTATCAAGATACGTTGGACCCAGATGATGTTGTTGGCCGTGAGGAAATCGCCAATGTTTTTGAGGTTATAAAATTCCACAATTCCCAGGACATGCATATCTGTGATGGAGTTCTCTACATGACAGACGGTAGCATGAACAGCGGAGTTTATGGAACCAATAAAGATGACGGCTTCAACAACACCGTCGCCTGGCTCTATGTCGCCATCAAATGTTGGCAAAAGAGCAAGGAGTATGACCCGAAAATGTCGATTCAGAGTTTCCTCTGGAACTTCTTTAAGAGTTGCAGGTTTTTCATCAATGGAGATGATTTCATTGCCACCATGCTTGCAAAGGTTTGCGAGTGGTTGAACTATGATACGGCAAGTGTTGAATACCTTGCCATAGGAATGGTTCCCGACTCCCCCGCAAAGAATGGTGAAGGGATGATAACACCCATTGTCTCATTGAAGGACATGGACTTTAGCAGCAGGCATTTCAACTTTGATAAGGGTTCCGACAATGTCATGGGCGCTCTCAAGACAATATCTATAGAGAAAGCGTTCCACTGGACCACTTCAGAGAGCAAGACTGACATCGTCAATGCTATACATAGCGCGCTCATAGAGGCCTGTGTTCACGGTAGATCATATTACAACAAGATCGTTGCCGAGTACAACAGATGCTCCAAGATCATCTACAATAAGAACAAGTTGGATCTAGATTATATCCCAATGACCTATGAGAAGATGTGCAATGCGCTATGGGGTGAGAGGATTGAGTCCCCTAAGCTTAATACTATCCCCGCGATAGACTTGACTTCAGAGCTGGTTGACCTAGCCCTTACTGAATATCAAAGCAAAGTGGGGATGACTACTAATGTTCCAAAGAAGTCCGTGGAAGAAAGATATAACATGGACAGAGATTCTGGAAGCGAGGCGGAAGAATCGCCTAGCACTTACCACGTTAGTGGAGGCTCTCACTCAGTCAACATCGAGTATTACGAGCTCCCAAGAGTCGTTGAAACAACATCAGGAAGCAAAGTCAGAAGACTTTTGCTTTCTGCGTGCGCAGCGAGAGATCTTGTTAGCGCAAGTGGAGTTCCTATCACTGACGATCCATTCAAGTGCGGACCCCAGAAAGAGCGACCACCAAGGGGGTGGACACGAACCCCCAGACACGACAGAAGAGTGCTCACCATCGAGTTCTCTGATGCCTTCACAGAGGGAGAGGTTGAAGAATATTCTCAGACCGTCCTCATGAAGATATTGGATGAGATGGCCTACGACCGCCACTACAAACTCCGTTTCCAAACGGAGAATGATGACGGTTGGAGGCCACCCCCTCCAACGCCTCACAATGAGGCAGAAACCGCCGCAATCCCGGACGACATCCCGGATGAAAAGCCTGTTTCCTCGACAGAATCGGGGCAGCAACTAAGTGGAGCTAGCTCACTTAAAAAACTAGAGATACTGGAAACTAGGAGTTTTGCCCAGTGTGTCCTTCAGGGCACTTGCAGCTCCAAAGACAAACCCACCGACGACCTGAAGCAGCTCGTCAAGTTCTTCCAGAACACCACCTACGATGAGTGGAAGGCCTACGACCCGGCCATCCAAGACTATCTTAGAGCTGCTCAATCTTACTTCGACAAGAGGCCCCATGCAGTCCCCTTGGCGATGCGCATCCGCCTTAGGCTTGCTGAGGACACTACTGACTTGGTTGAAACCATCAGACAGAGTACACCACAAGTTGGAGGAGATGCCATGAAAAACGCTTTCATGACTGGGAAGTCTGGAGGATCAGCGGCTACTACAATGGCCCCTGACATCCCAGCTTCCGCAGAGGAGATAATGCATGGCGACGGTGCTAGTATGCCCGGCACAGGACCGGCGGAACTCGGGATCATGAATCCTGCCGCCATGGAAGGCTTTGGGAGTGTAGATCCCACATGGCTTGACATGGTTGGCCCCAGGATGAATCTTGAGGACGCCCTTTACGGCCAGGCATACGAAACCGGCAAAGGCATCATCACTGCAGATGCTCCCTTGGGACAAGTTCTCTTTGAGACAGCATATGGAGACGACAAAATGCCTGCCATTGTGAAGAGATACATCTCGCTCCACAGGTATGCGTCAGGAGGAATAGAGCATGGCTTCCAGTTTACTACGGGATTAACTACCAATGCACAGATACTCTGTGCTTGGATGCCCCGTGGTAACGGAACTGCCACTGCCACTTCCTATGGCACATACACCACAGCTGAGCTCTTCAGGGCAAGGAGGTTTTGCGTCCTCCAATTGGCTGGGGCGGAGAACTTCGTTACAGTCAAGTGCAACGACATCCTCCTGAACAAATTCGTCAGAGGTTCTGATGAGTTCGGACTGACCCTGGAAAAGATAGACGACAGGCCCAGATGGGTCTTTGTCCTCTGGAATTCCATCCAGGATCTTGTTGGTTCGAACACCGTCAGCGTCTCTTGGAGAATCTTCACGAAGGTTTCCGAGGATTTCAGATGCACTGACTTTGACATAGCCTCCTTCACAGCCATGGGGGCCCAGGGCTCTCCCATCAACTGTCAGATCACCTTGGATGCCACCAAGTATCTTAACATCATAGGCAAGACCCAGATGCAGCTACCTATCTACCCATCCAAAGGAGCAATCCAGACTGCCGGAAAGGCCTATGCCAGAGTGGCTCCCTATCTCGAAAGGAGTGGCCTCACCACCAACGTCGAGGGAGTAACTCAGGGCTGGGACTTTACAACAGTTCCCATCACCAGCATTGGACAAAAGAACCAGGACCTGTTGGGAGCAGCTAACTTTGCCTGCTTTTCCACGTTCTGCGTCTTCTTTGAAGGCGATCTGGACGGCTATGCCGAAGACATCCTAGCATGTGAGTACACTGACGGTGGAGATCTCGCCGGCTGCGGCTTCTCAGCGAAGTACTTTGAGCATGATGGAGAAATCTACCCATCCAACTTCGGTGGTTTTCTCTCTGCCTATAAAGAGTACCAAGCGGGCATCAGCCTGGGCCTTGGGACGGCCATCCACTACTACAATCCCAGGGCGAAGAACCCCCTTGCGAGCTTCAGCTGGAACTGGTCAATGACTCCCACCACGATCTATGCCCAGTCAGAGGTCTCCGTGGACTACGAAGTTCCCACCAACTGTGAGACCACCACGACCCTCTACAGGATCAGTAGCTACCAGAGAGATTCTGAC